AGGTATTTTAGAGGGTAATGACACTAATTATTTAAGTCTTAATTTTCCAAATGGTTTATTATATTGTTGTTTATCAGAGGCGTATGGGTTTTTAAAAGGTCCAATAGATATGTTGACACTGTACGAAAACAAGTATAAAACTGAGGTACAGAAGTTTGCTAACGAACAAGTCGGTAGAAGACGAAGAGATGACTATACAGATGGCACTGTTCGTATACCGGTTAGATCAGTAAACCCTTAGGAGAATAGATTATGGCAAATACAAGCGCAATATGTTCAAGTTTCAAACAAGAACTTTTACAAGGTAAACACAATTTTTCATCATCAGGTGGTGACACTTTTAAAATTGCATTATACGATAGTGCTGCAACTTTGGGTGCCTCTACAACAGGCTATAGTTCAGCAGAAGAAATTACAAACACGTCAGGAACTGCATACACAGCGACTGGAGCAGAACTAACAAGAACAGGAGTTGGTTTAACTGGTACGACTGCATTCACAGATTTTGGTGACGTAACTTATTCCTCAGCTTCTTTTACAGCAAATGCTGCTTTAATATATAATACTACAACAGGCACAGGCACGGGAACAACTAACGCTGTTTGTGCGATTGCGTTTGGTGGAGATAAAACAGCTAGTAATGGAACTTTTAAAATAGAGTTTCCTGCAAACGACGCTACAGCAGCAATAATTAGATTAGCATAGGAGGCCGACCATGTCGGTATCTTCAGGATGGGGTCGGTTCACCTGGGGCCAAGCTTATTGGAACGAATCTACAACTTTAAAAACTGGTTGGGGTGCAAAGTCTTGGGGCGAAGATGAGTGGAATGAATTAAAAGATGCCATTGCTCAACCCTCTGGTCTTTCCATAACTGCTAATGTTGGTTCTGTTGACATACCTGATGTAATACTAACACTTACTGGTCAAGAAATTACATCTTCACAAGGAGAAGGTTTTGTACCTGTAGTAATTGAAACTGGTTTATCTTCATCTTTTTCTGTTGGAACTATTACTCCAAATGATCAAACACAAGGTCTAAGTTCGGATGCAATTACATTTACACTAGGATCACCAACAATTGATGATATGGTGGTTGGTTTAACTGGATTAGATTTTACCATATCACAAGGAACAGCAAAAGCACCAAACGAAACAGCAATTCTTTCTGGTTTATCAATTACATCAACACAAGGAACAGCAGTAGGATCTTCTTCGCAAGAAGCAGATTTAACAGGTGTATCTTTTAGTGCTAGTCTTGGAACTGCAACAATACCAAATGATACAGTTTTAGTTTCTGGTTTAGAAATAACTCTTACCCAAGGTTCTATTATAGGATTAGGAGGTGCTGTAGTTAACCCAACAGCACAAACCATGACTTCAAATGTTGGAGTATTAGACCCTAATGATATGACATTAGGATTAACTGGGGTTTCAGCCTCGTTTAATATTGGCACTATAACTATACCGGATATTGTAGTTGGTTTTGATGGACTATCTGCTAATCTAAGTGTTGGGGGAGTTAACATATTTGCTTATGGAAATATTGACCCTGGACAAAATAACAGTTATAGTGATATACCAACGGGAACAAATAACAGTTATTCAAATGTTGCAACAGGCACAAATAACAGTTATACTGATGTAGCAGCTTAGGAGAATTTTTTATGGCATCAACATATACACCTCTAGGAATTGAAATTCAGCAAACTGGTGAAAACGCTGGTACTTGGGGTAATAAAACAAATACAAATTTACAAATCATCGAACAAATAGCTGGTGGTTTTACACAACAAGCAGTAACAGATGGGGCAGATACGGATCTAACCGCTACAGATGGTGGAACAGGTGCAACTCTTGCACATAGAATTATAGAATTTACAGGATCACTAACAGCATCTAGAAATGTAACAATACCTACCGATGTTCAAAATTTTTACATTTTAAAAAATGCAACATCTGGTTCTCAAAATGTTGTATTTAAATATGATACAGGCACAGGAACTAGTGTTACTGTAGGGAATGGAAAAACTGTTATTGCATACGCAAGAGCAGACGATGGAACTAATCCAAATATTACAGAAGTTACTTTAGGAGCTGATGTAGTCGATGATACTACACCACAATTAGGTGGTAACTTAGATACTAATTCTTTCATGATAGACTTCGATGATGCTCATGGTATCAGAGATGAAAATGCAAACGAACAATTAATTTTTGAAACAACATCATCAGCA